TCTTTCTTTTCAGTAGGTAACACATCTTCGATTGGAGGTAAATTAAATTCTTCTTCGAGTTTTCTTGTCATAACACTATTTAGTTCTTTCTCTTCTTGGTGTTCATGTATATGTGATTCTCATTTAGCACTCTAAAACGTACACCTTTACGTTGACACCACTCATTTGCGGCAGTCCATTTTGCTAAATTTATTGCTACTTGCATTTTTTCTGCACTACTTCTTGCACTCTCCATTGTACTTTGACTACCTGGTTTTATTTCAATTACTTCCATATGATTTTTACCATCTTTGTCTGTGTATATAACTGTAAAGTCAGGTACATATACAGTATGCTTTCCTGTCACAGGATGCCTGTATGGAATTTTTAAATTTTCACTTGCCCATTGTGTTATGTTAGGATGATTGTCGCACATATTCATAAATGCTAATTCCCAACTGCTACGATAGTAAGGTGTTTTAGCACCTGCATACTTTCCTGGATTTTGTGGTTCGAATGTGCCTTTGGCGTATTTGGCCATGTTACGCCCCTATGAGAAGGCGAACGTATTTGTCTGAATTTTTGTTTACAGAATTTTGAAATCTAACTGCATTAGGTAGTGTGTTATTAATATCTTCTAGTAACTTATTGTCTATAATGATATCACCTTCTTCATTCTTTTGATACAAAGATGTCATGTCCACTTCCTTTTCATCTGCTATATTCTGTAATGTGATTGTATAAAAGTTTGCTAATTTATCTGTAAATCCTGAACTTTTGAAGTCTGAAAAAACTTGATCTACCCTATAACCATTAACACTTGTTTGTGTGTTCGCTGATGTGTTAAATTCTTTAAGTTGTAATGTTTCAGGGTTGACATTAAGTTCTTCTCCTGTTTTAGATATAATTTTAAACGAATTATTTGATTTATTCGTATCGAAATCTACACCAAAGTTGTTGTATATAATGCTCATTAGTTAATGTTGAATTTGTTAAGATTTTTGTTATTTTTTTCTAGCAATGAACCAGTTAATTCATTTGCTTTCTTTCTAACAGCATTTCTTATGAGGTTACCAAAGAAGCCAACACTTTCATCTTCGCCAAATTCAATTTTAGCAATGTCGCCTCCGTAATCTTGTCTTTTAGAGTTATTAAGAGCAGAAAGATCTTTTCTTTTATTGCCTGCACGTTGCGTTAAACCAAATAAACTTTTTACAAGTCCTCTTAATCTATCACCAGTAGGATTAAATGGAGTTGCTTTAACAAAGTCTTCGATAGCATCTTTTAAGAAAGTACTTTCTTCATCATAATCAAAGTTTATAACTGGGGAGTACATCAGTTTTTCATATTCAAAACCAAATGTTATTTCTTGTGATGTTCCTGCACCTGCATAGTCTAATGGTGTAAACTGAACGTCAGTGATAATTGGATTAACTGCGGTTGTTCTTGTAACTGTTTGGCCATGTATTTGATAAACATGAATGTTATCAATAAACTGTGAACGTTTATGATCATGTATATCGGCACCTTGGAACTGACTCATGTAATCACCTTCTGCAATAGTATTTTTATTATTATGAATTACCTTGTTAAAGTCAGCGGCATCAACACCCACTTGTGAGTGCCTGCCGTCTGTAAAATGATAATTGTAATACGTTTGCCAAAATGCATACCATGTACTTGATATGTCATCGTGAACCGTTACATTGAAAGGTTTGAAGTCTTTTGTAATTATACATGGAGTATTTTTATTGTACGTTGGTCTTTTTTCAACTGTCACAGACATACTTGGCATGTCAATAGTTTTTACCATTTGTGCCAATGAGTAAGGTTCATTACCATGAACTAGTGTGCCAAGTACATTTGCATTTATATCAAAATGTACTATGTATTGAAACGGCAAACGAGGGGGGTTGCCAGACGCAAAACTACCTAGTCTTTGACTTGCGTGTCTCGGTCCGGCATCATAAATCCCGTTTTTAATTTGTCCGCCGATTAATTCTTTCCAGAATTTCGCCATCGGTTACTCCGTTAAGTCTAAATTAGACTCCAGTACCTGGTGATGCTGGTAAGCCATCTGCTAATGGGAACGGATCTCCCGCCGCAACTTTACCACCAAGTGAGTTAGGTCCAGCCACATGCACAGCATTATCGTATCTAATGCTCAAATCTAATTGAACAATTTCACTGGCATCGTAGGCATGATCACTATAATTCACTTGCTGTAACATACAACCTTCTAGTTCCCATTGTTCTGTTGGCTCAGCATTTGTTCCATCTAAAACCTGGATAAGCATATCGAACTTATAGTCCCCACCGCTAACAGCAGTAGTTTGTTCGAAATGGTTAAATTGTTTCTGGATTTGCTGACCGACTAATGAGGAAACTTGGTTAGTTATATCGTCCCTCAAACTGAGGTTGATTGCTTCCCATTGATGTTTACCTGCTATATAGGCACGTGAGTTATAACTGTGAACTTCAACTTCGTCAACTGTAAAAGTTGGTCTAGTAACACTTACGATGTTACTTGTGAAAGTCCTAGTCAGTTCATCACCCGCGGCACCCATGCCAACTACTATAACACGGAATCTGTATTTTAGTTTTGGTTGAAGTATGCCTAATCGAGCACCCTCAATAGGTACACCAAATTTATCTTTTGTTACTGCCATCTTTCGATCTCCTAAAACATGTTACACATGCAATTACATTTATTTATCATCTTTCGGTCAAAAATAAAGGGCGGAAAAATCCGCCCTTCATAATAGTTAGAATTTGCTTATTCTGAGCCTGTTTGACCAAGAGTTGACTGAATTCTAATCGGAATGTATATAAATTCAACTGCTTTAGTTGGTTGAATTGCTATATCCAAGTATAATTCGTTCTTATCAATTCTTGCAGGTGTGTTATTTGTTGTATCACAAACACTAATAAAGTCAAATAAACCTCTTAGTGTAACAAGTTCTGATAACAATGCATCAGCGACTCGCTTAACACCTGATCTAGTAATACCATCATTTGGTTCGAATAAGAAAGGCTTAACCGCGATATCTAATTGATATCTGATGTAGTTTACTAGCCTTGCTACGTTAATTCTATCCAATGCACTTGCAGTTGGGTTTAGAGTCTTCTGTCCAAATACAACTAAGCCTCTTCCTGGGAAGTTTGCTATTGGATTAACTTTATTTGCATAAAGTGTATCTCTTTGTCCATTGTTAAGTGAAACAGGAACAAACTCACCTGCTGTTCCGTCTACATAACCGACACTAGTTGCGTTTTGTACGATACCTCTTTGATACCCTGCTGGTGCAAACCATTGATATGCCACATTGTCATTAAATGCAAATGTTCTCAATGCAATATGTGAAGCCGGTACAGCCACACTAGAACCATCTAAGTTTGTTGTTAAACCTGCTGGATAGTGTACTGATACATATGGTGAACTTGAAACAAGTCCGTCTTCACCGTTTTCTGCCGCATTGTTGGCATTGGTTGACCAGTTTTTAATGCTAGTTGCATCTGATTTCAATCTCATTGGACTATCACCAACAATAAATGCAACTTCTTTCTTATCTGTGTTAAGAGTAATCATCTCATCTATTAATTCTGGATATCCAGGAGCGGAAATCAAGTTATAGAAATTAACTTCACTTCTGATTTCGCTATTGTTTGCTAATGCGGCCTGCATTGATTTAACAATAACTTTTCTTTGTGCTTTTCTACCCATGTAAGGTGAACCATCTGCTTTATTGCCTGACTCACTTACCCATACGTTTGTTAGTGTTCCGCCACTGTATTCGTATGATGTGTAGTATTTCTTAACATTCTTACCACTGGCTCTAAAGTTCCATGCTAAAATACCAAATGGTACTGTTGCTGGACTAATTGCATCGGCATCAACTACTGATGCGCCATACGATGCTAAATCTAAGAATTGAATACCGTCTGCTGATACTTGATCAGTATTGTCAACTAATACCCACTTGTTTGATTTATATTTGTAAATTTTTGGATAGTTTTCTAAATCATCTGAATCAACCCACATATCGCCGTCCACTAAAGAACCGCCATCGCTTTGTGTTGTAGGTTCACTTGCCGCTACGTTTACATCGTAGTCTGCTGAGTACTTAGTCCATGTTGCTGTACCACCGACATTTTTGTTATACCAAATGTCAACGTTAGCACTACTATCGTACCAAAGTTTACCTGTTACTAAATCACCTACTGGTGCTGTAGTTCCAAACTCATAGTTTTTACTACCAATTGTTGCAACTGTTCCAGATACATCAGCAACTTCAAAGTTACTGTAATTACCTGTTGCAATTTTTAAATTTGTTAAAACATTAAATGCTGAACCACCAACAACTCCGTTAAACACGTCGATGTCTGTTCCTGCACTATTAACTAATGTTAATTTTCCTGAAACATTTGATGCTGTAACTGATGTTGCAGAAGCAGTTGCTAATGCGTCATTTATGTCTTGAACTATGTCATCGACACTTACGTTACCGTCACCACTTGTGTCAGTGTTGAATCTTACATCAATATTTGATGCACTATTGTTAATTTTTAATCTGATACCATAATCTGATCCGCCTGTTTGACGTGAGATTGCTGTATCTGTAATTGCGGTTGAACCTTGAATTTGTAAACTTGATTGTCCGTTATGTCTTCTCAATGCAAATCTACCGTGTATGTCTGCATCAACTTTGTTACCTGAGTCGTACTCTACAAAGAAAGTACCTGCACTAGGTGTTGCACCAATGCTTGTACTTGCATAAGCACTAGCAGAGTTGGCATAACCTTCTGCAGTTGTGCTGACCCATGATGCTGTTGATGAGTTATATACTTTAAGTCCATACTTAAGACCGCTTGCCGCAGATGTTGTTTGAACGATAAGGTCACTGTTTGCAAGTGCTCCACCGTCTTTCTGCTGAGTTGGTCTGTTCAAATGAGTAACAAACTGACAGTCTTTGCCTGTTGTTCCTTCAAATGAAGCCGCGTCTGTGAATTCTGTCCAAACTGAAGATGCTTTTTTGTAATATACGATTTCTGCTTTTGCTTTACCGTTTGCGTCTATACCTAAGACACCAACATCTCCGTTTTTACCTACTGATGGTTTTGGTAAGCCACCGCTAGTAATTTCTTCTTTTGAAAAAACTTTAACGTCTGTGACTTCTTCATACTTTGCAGTAGATGTATTGTATTCGAAGATACCCCACTTAGTAGCACTTGAGTCTACCCATATTGTAGCATCTGCCGGATCGGCTGATGGTGCATTTGACAATGGTTTTAATTCATCTAAATCTACGTTTGCTCTAAGAACGTATGCTCTCGAAGCCAACCCTAAGAAACTGTGAGCGGCTAATAAACCGTACTCATTTAATTCATAACCATGTTGTGGAGTTCCTCCTGTGCTGTAGAATTGTGGATTTCCGTATTGCTGTAACAATTCTCTTTGACTTGTGATTAAGTAAAGTTTGTTATCTGCCGCCGTTTTGGAGTAAGGTGCTAAACCTGATCCATCTGGGTTAGATTTGTTCTTTGCTGTTGCGATCACTATCAAAGGTACTGTTCCAGGACCGCCAGGCGAATAAAACGATTCGTCTGATACTGAAATATCTACACCAGGTGATACTAATGTTGCCATATTTTTCTCCTATAATACCTTAATTGGTTACATGTATTTATTAAAAAAAGCAATATTTAGGGTATTATAAAAATGACAAATCACTAAAATCAGTGAAAAGAGATAAATAAGATCTCAAATAATTTCTATAGTATTTTCTGTGAAAATTTGTGGTTTTTGAGGAAGTTGTTCAATTATTTTATCAACTTGTTCGAATAGTTCTTCTTTAGTTCCGTTATTTTTTACTGTAAAGTCTATATGGCAACCTATCCAGTCCCACTCACTGGCGTGAACGTGTTTGAAATCTCTATTCATAATGTGTCTTGCTACTGCGTCGCCTTCGTTGGCCTTAAGTGCTATATCATACCATTCGGGTTTTTCGTCTCTTTCTACTAAAATTACAGTACCATTCATTGCTTGAATAATATTAACTTCGTTTTGAAAACGACAATCGCTTATAACAACACATTCATTTTGATGATGCAGTTTTTTAACTCTGTATTCTAAACTGCTTATCCATATATTTTCATTAAAATGGTTACGCATTACATCTGTGCCTATTAATTGTAATGCTAATCTTGGAGTAAAATTAGGAATGCCTAATTTTTTAGTCCAAAACATGTCAACACTTTCTCTGAACTGTCTGCTTTCGTCTGTTTCGCCTTCTAGTAGTTCTCTTTCCCAGCCAAATACATTTGCACATAAGTCTTTTAGTGGGCCTGCAAATGAAGTTGGAACGCAACCTTTGGTTGCCAAGTATTGTGCTACGGTGTTTTTACCTGATCCTATATTCCCTAATAATCCTATTGTGTTCATTTATCCTATAACAAAGCCGTAATTTTTATTTCCTTCTTCCATGTTAATTATTGATTGTAGTAATCTTTCTTTCTCAGTCATGGCCTCCTGCTTTAAAGCCTCGCCATTTAACTGTACGGAACCTTGTGGTCCTGGCAAGCCTGAAGCATACTTACTTCTTGCTTCTCCAAGCATCATTTTTGCTTCTGCTAATGCCCAATCTGCCATCCAAGGTCTAGAATACTCGTTTTCTAATAAATTGTGTTCTGGAACTAGATTAGAAATCTGTATCATTATGTCTTCTGTTATAGATATCCTACGCAATAGTTTTAAAACTTTTGTATTTGTATTGAATGTGAAGTCGTAATCACCACCAAATATTCTGTTAAGTGTTTCTTTATATTGGGTAAATGCATCGTAGTTGGCTAGACCACCAACAACACCAGCATTAATTAGATATGTGTTTTGGAATGCAACGTCAAAAGGATCAAAGTTTGTACCTGTACCTATATTACCGCCACCAACACCTCTACGATATACTCTTCTTATGTTTAATACTTCACCTGGTAGTGTGTATTCTTGTACATCTGGCTGTGTTTGCAAAAAAGCATAACTTTCTTCTACAGCAGAATCACTTCTACTTCTCAAAGTTTGTATTGCTCTGTCTATTGCTAGGTTATAGTGTTCTGGATCTAACTCCACGTCGATCATTCCGTCACCTAAACGTAACTTGATCTCTGTAATTAGTTTATCCCTAGGGGTTTCTGTTGCACTCATGTAAACTATTTATCAAAAAGTTCGCAGTATTATAGTGTGCTCGTTAAATCTACCGTTTAATTTTGTGGGTGTTGTAGTAAGTTCTTCAAAAGATTTCTTACATTTTAGTTTACCGCCATCAAAGTTTTTGATCATTTCTGGTGGTTTCCTCAATGTTTTTTGTACACTTGACTCTTCGTCAAAGTCTTGTAGTGTTGTACCTTTAACCATAATGCCTGTACCTGGTCGTTGCATGTTTCTTGGATCAACATTCTTTGCTTTATACACACCTATCTTTCTAGTCTTAGTGTTGTAGACCCAAACTTCGTTAGCATAAACTATGTCTGTTGGGTGCAAACTTGCTAGTCCTAACTCAGGAAAGTTTACAGCATACTTTAATTTCTTCACGATAGTCTCTTTAGACCGTGCCTTAGGCTTACGAGCCTTGCGTGTAGTCGCTTTTGTTTGAATAATAGTATCACAAGCAGTATTGATCTTTTCAAACACTTCTACGAACGCCTTACGCATTTTTGCATCCATGTGTGCGTATGCTTCTTTAATGTCCTCGTCTTTCCACTCTTTTACTTCTTGTGCTTCGGCATACTGTGGTTCAAAATCTTCTTTTATTAGTTTGGCATGTGGACCTTTAATTTCAGGTTGATAAGATATCATCATTTTGTATGGATCAAATTGCTTAACAGTTTTTTCGCCATCTATCAGTTGATCTATAAAATATTCAAACTCAGCACATAAATCAGCAATTTGCTCTTTCATTCTGTCTTGTATGCTGATTACAGGCTTTAACTTTTTCTCTTGAGCCGCCTCTTTCTTTTCTTGGTATAGTGGTTTGCCTCTATTAATCCACTCTTCTCTACGTCTTTCTAAATGTTCTCTGACCTTTGCAGGCATGTATGTTAATTTGTACCATGTATAAATTGGTGTAATAGATGAACTTAATGCCCAATCAGGATTAGCAAGTATAAACTTGATGTCTTCTTTTTCCCAACCTGA